ATGGAGATGATGGACCAGAAGCTCCAGTGGTTGCACCAGTTACAGAAGAAATAGAAGATTCATATGCAATGGCAGGAAATTGGTTACAAGGTTATAGAGACCTTAAAGCAAAACAAGCTTTATCAGCTCAATTACAACAAAAATGGGCTGATGAGAGAGAATGGCAACAAAACACTATGTTTGCAAATAGAGGTGGACTTGCAAACTTATTTAGAGTAAAAAACTACTAATAGGAGAAAACTATGAGAAATGATTTTGGTACAAGACCTTATAAGTCTAGATTTCCATACGACAAAGGTGGAAAATCTGGTGCTAAAAAACAAGGTTACAACGCAAGATTAGATGAATCTTTAGGTGCTAGAGATGGAGCTGAGTCTACTAAGTCTCAGAGCTTCAAAGCAAGAAGAGATGAATCTAAAGGCATGGAGAAAGCTTCAGGAAAAAGAGCTTACTCTTCTGTCGGAACAATGGATAAATAATTATGGCAAATACTAGAAGAGAAAATCGACTAGAAGAACTAGGTCGTGTGGATGCTGAAAAAGCATACACTAAAAAAGGTAAAAGAAATCTTAGAGACGAAAAAAGCAGAATTCGTGGCGAACTTAAAGGCGGCGGAATCGCTAAAAGAGGTTTAGGAAAAGCATTCAGAGGTGGAGGCTTAGCTTAATGTCTAAAGATTGGCAAAAAGGATCTGGCTACGTTGCAGAACCAAAAATTACTAAAGACCCTTGGTCTAGTAAAGATGGTTACGCAAACGCAAAAACAATTGAAGCAACTGATCCAACAGAATCACAAACAGTTACTGTAAGAGGAACAAAAGCTTTAAGAAAAGACAAGAAGCCAGTTAAAGCTACTTGGTACTAATCTATGGCTTGGTTTACTCTAGCAAAACTTGCTTTACAGGCAGGTGGTAAAATTTATGCTAACAGACAAAAAGCAAAAGTTGCTATGTCTGATGCACAGCTATTACATGCTGAGCGACAAGCTCGAGGTGAGGAAGCTTACCAGGGCAAACTTCTAGAAGCCCGTCAAAACGACTACAAGGACGAATTTGTCCTCGTGATTATTTCGGCGCCCATCATTGTGTTAATGTGGGCAGTGATGTCAGACGATCCGGCAGCTATGGAAAAAGTAAAACTTTTTTTTGAGTACTTCCAGTCACTCCCGAGTTGGTTTACCAACCTCTGGATTTTGGTTGTAGCGAGTATTTTTGGTATTAAGGGTACACAAATCTTTAGGAATGGTGGAGCAGGTAAAAAATAATGCCTTTCAAGTCAGAAAAGCAAAGACGTTATATGCACGCTAATTTACCAAAGATTGCAAAAAGGTGGGAAAAAGAATATAAAGATGGTGGACCTGTTCGTGTTGCAATTGCAAAGGGATGTGGTAAAGTAATGAAAAATCGTAGGAAAAAAACTAAGTACTACATATAAGGAAAAACTATGAGACAAAACGGCGTAAGATCAAATGTAAGATTCCCTTATGGGGAAGCTGGTTCTTCTATGAAGAAACAGGGATACAAAGATCGTAAAGACGAGTCCATTGCTATGAGAATCAGAAAGCCTAGAACTGCAGCGCAGTTAAAAGCTAGTAGAGATGAATCTTATGGAAAATGGGGAAGCGCAGCTAAAAAATCTGGTAAGATAAATAGATAATTATGGCTCCGACTTTTTACGATTCAACTTCGGCACATCCGATGAAAACTGCAGTATCAAAATATGCAGCAGGCGGACGTGTAGGAGCTAAAGATGGTAGATGGATCCAAAAGGCTACCAAAAATATGCGTAAGGATAAACCTTGTACTGGAAAAAAATTCGGTAGCAAGTCTTGTCCTCCAGGATCTAAAAGATATAACTTAGCTAAAACTTTTAAAAAAATGGCTAAAAAAAGAAAAGGATAAAAATGGCAAACACAAGAAGAATGAATAGACTTGAAGAACTTGGCAGAGTTGATGCTGAAAGAGCACACACAGGAAGAGGTGCAAGAAATCTTCGTGACGAAAAAAGAAGAATCGTTGGTGAGCTTAGACGTAAAGGCGGCGGAATTGCTAAAAGAGGCAAAGGAATGGCTTACGGAAAAGGCGGTCACGTTAAGTCTATGGGTAAAGCTACAAGAGGCGGCGGAATAGCCAAAAGATAATGAACCCTTTAATTAGACAGGGAATTGCCAAACTTTTTAGAAGTATTGGCGGAGGTCCTGGTACAGGGTCTTCTTATAAAGAATTAGGAACTATCTTAGCTAGAGCTAAACAAGGTAGTGATGAAGCCTTTCAAGTGCTTCAGCAAAAACTTGCTGATATAGGCGTTACCCTTAAAAATAAAAAAGATTTAGCGGTAGAAGAAGTAAAAGATTTATCTCAAGCTTTAGATGAAGGAATTGATTTTGCATCTAAGTATATGCAAAAATTAACAGGTGGTGGAATGGATGCACCTTTAAAAAAAGGTGGAATGGTGGGATACAAAAAAGGCGGTGTAGTAAGAGGATTGGACGATGGTACACATAAAAACGTCCGATTAATATAAATGGATGAACTCATTTTAATAAATAAGGTACAGAAGAGACTTAAAGAAAATCTTCAAACTATTGGCGACTCTATGATTAGTGGTACAGGGGTTGACAATCACGAAAAATACAAGTATTTACTAGGACAGGCTCACGCCATACAATTAACGTTACAGGAAATCTCTAACCTGCTTAAACAGAAGGAGCAAAATGAAACAGGCGGAAACATCGTCGACATTAAAAACCGAGGTACCAAAACATAAAAACGCCCTCGAAGAAAAATATCAAAAAGAAGCATCAGAAGAAAAAGAACCTTTAAATCCCGACAATATTGGAACTGACACTGTTGAAGAATTACCAAATCCTTCAGGTTGGAGACTTTTAGTTTTACCATTTACACCACCTAGTAAAAGTAAAGGTGGACTTATTTATTCACAAGAGACTTTAGACAAAGCAAGAATTGCAACCACGTGTGGCTACGTTTTAAAAATGGGTCCTTTAGCTTATGTAGATAAAGAAAAATTTAAAGAACCGTGGTGTAAAAAAGGAGATTGGGTAATCTTTGCTCGTTATGCGGGTTCAAGATTACCAATTGAAGGTGGAGAAGTGCGAATACTAAACGATGATGAAGTGTTAGGGACTATAAAAGATCCCGAATCAATTCTTCATTACATATAAACATAGGAAGGAACTATGCAAGAAGAAGACATAAAAAAAGAACCTATGGTTGATGTAGGGGACACTAACGAAAGTGAAACTGAAGTCGATCTAGAAAAGAAGCCGGAAGAGCAGACAAATACTGCTGAGAAGGAAGAGATCAAAGTTGAACAGGTGGAAGATACGCCTGTTAAGACTGAGGCTCCGAAAGAAGAGAAGGAAGAAACAAAAGTAGAAGAGAAAGACGAGTTAAAACAATATAGCGAAGGCGTTCAAAAACGTATTGCTAAATTAACTCGAAAAATGCGTGAAGCAGAAAGACAAAGAGAAGAAGCTATTGCTTTTGCAAAAACAGCTAAAAGTGAAAGAGATCAATTACAAGATAGATTCTCTAAACTTGATAAGTCTTATGTTTCTGAGTTTGAAACTAGAGTTAAAACCAACATGGATGCTGCGAGAATTGCTTTAAAATCAGCAATTGAAGCAGGAGACGTTGATGGTCAAGTTAAAGCTCAAGAACAAATGGCTAATTTAACTGCAGATGCAGCTAGATTATCCTCTTTGAAAACATTGAAGGAAGAAACTGCTAAAGAACAGGACAAAGAGGTAAAAGTTAGACCTCAAGGTACTGAAACGGCTAAAACTGATCCTAAAGCGGAAGCTTGGGCATCTAAAAATGGCTGGTTTGGCAATGATACTGCAATGACTTATACTGCATTTGACATGCATAAAACACTCGTAGAGAAGGAAGGTTTTGACCCTCAATCTGACGAATATTATGTTGAAATTGATAAAAGAATGAGACTTGAATTTCCGCAGAAATTTGATAAGATGGAAGGTACTTCTACAGAAAGAGCAAATAAACCTGCTCAGACTGTAGCATCAGCTAAACGTCCAAGCGTAACAGGACGCAGAAAAACTGTGAAACTCACACCATCACAAACGGCAATCGCTAAAAGATTAGGTGTGCCACTTGAAGAGTACGCAAAACAATTAATCGCGAAGGAGGCGTAACATGAAAAACGACAACATAAAAACTCATCGCGCGAGTCAGACAAGAGATAAGGTTAAAAGACCTACCACTTGGACTCCCCCGTCATCTTTAGATGCACCACCTGCGCCAGACGGTTTTAGGCATAGATGGATAAGAGCTGAGACAATGGGATTTGACGATAGTCAAAACATGTCCGGCAAGATCAGATCCGGATGGGAACTCGTGAGAGCAGACCAATATCCAGGAACTGACTATCCAACTGTCAAAGACGGTAAATATGCAGGAGTCATAGGGGTTGGCGGCCTATTGCTGGCTAGGATACCAGAGGAGATCGCAAAAGCTCGTGAAGACTACTTCAATAAGCAAACTGAAGCTAGAGACGAAGCAGTAAACAACGATCTCATGAAGGAACAGCATCCAAGTATGCCGATCGATAGTGAAAGGCAGACTCGTGTAACCTTCGGTGGTACAAAGAAAAGTTAATTTTTTAACTATTCTCGAGATAACAACCAATTCTCTATCACTGATTTAAATCAACCCGTTTACATTTATGTAAACATTAAGGAGTAATAACATGGCTAATAGAAACTCAGCCGGGTTTGGGCTTAGACCAGCAGGTACGTTAGGTAATACACCAGCTACTCAAGGTTTATCTCAATACTGGATTGATTCTGCAGCAACAGTTGATCTTTTTAACGGTATGGCGATGAAATCGTCAGGCGGTTATATGATTACTGGTGAAAGTGCAACTACAGTTACAACTATAGGTGTTCTCTTCGGAATCTACTATACAGCAGCTTCTACTAATAAGCCTACATGGGCACATTGGTACGATGCAACAATTACTCCAGCGAACAGTGAAGACACTCAAGCGTTCGTTAATGATTATCCTTTCCAGAAGTATCACATAGCTTCAGATGCAGCAGTAGCAGCTAATGTTCCTGCAGCTCACGTTAAGTTTATGGAAACTTTCTCAGTGTATGCAAATACAGGTGGAAGTACTTCAACAGGTAAATCAACAACGACTCTTGATATCGGAGCAACTAATGCAACAACACACTCTTGGAGACTATTAAGAAGTGCTGAGGAAGTTGAAAACAGCGACCTTACAGCAGCTTATTGTACTTTAGAAGTTGTTCAGAACTTGTCCGAGTTTGTCGGAACTGGAACATAATAGGAGCATAATAACATGGCTATATCACGAGCACAGCTAGTGAAAGAACTAGAACCAGGTTTGAATGCACTATTCGGCCTGGAGTACAAAAGGTATGAAAATCAGCATGCTGAAATTTATACAACAGAATCATCTGACAGAGCTTTTGAAGAAGAAGTAATGTTAAGTGGTTTTGCAAACGCAAACGTTAAAGTGGAAGGATCAGGCGTTGCTTACGATGAAGCGCAAGAAACTTACACTGCACGTTACACACACGACACACTTGCTTTAGCATTCTCAATAACTGAAGAAGCTATTGAAGACAACTTGTATGACAGACTTGCGTCTAGATATACAAAAGCTTTAGCAAGATCTATGTCTAATGCTAAACAAGTTAAAGCCGTAACACCTTTAATTGATGGTCTTCCTTCAACAGATGGCTACGATTCAGGTGACGGAGTATCTCTGTTTAACACTTCACACACAACTGTAAGTGGAACAGCGGTTAAAAATACTTTAACTACGCAAGCAGACTTAAACGAAACATCATTAGAGCAAGCAATGATTGACATTGCTAGCATGACTGATGAACGTGGACTAAGAGTCGCAGCGAGAGGAATAAAAGCAATTGTTCCTTCAGCTAATCAGTTCAACGCTGAGAGATTGATGAAATCTCAAGGTAGAACTGGAACAGCAGATAATGATATCAATGCAATCAACTCTATGGGAATGATTCCTCAAGGATACAGAGTGAACCATTTCTTATATGATTCTGATTCATGGTACATTATTACGGACGTTCCTAATGGTATGAAAATGTTCTCAAGAACTCCATTGACAACTTCAATGGAAGGGGACTTTGATACTGGTAACGTAAGATACAAAGCTAGAGAAAGATACGCTTTTGGCGCATCTGACTATAGAGGTATCTTCGGCGTTGAAGGTGCGTAATCTAAACTAATTATGTGGCGGAACATAGTTCCGCCACATTTTACAAATACGGTGAGAATATGAGGAAATTCCTAGTAAAAATACATGCATATCAATATGGC